CCAATACTTACACGAACGTCAATGCTCACAGTGCCGCATGGCAATCAGCTACTACAACGCTGCAGCAGCTCACACCGTTGCCGTGGGCTAGTAACCCAGCTAATGACAATGACAATGACTACATATACACCCAAAACACTGCGCCGTGTCATGTATCAATTAATAGAATGTCAGTTGCAACTGATCCGGTGGGTCTTGTTATATCTGGTACCAACACGACAGCAGTATCATTGAGTGTTATAGGCGGTATCAATGCGACAGGGGATATCACCGCGTTTGCTACATCCGATGAAAGATTAAAGAAGAACATAAAGCCGATTGAGAATGCTTTATATAAAGTCATGCAACTTGATGGTATTGAGTTTGATTGGAATTGCGAATATAAGTCTGGTCATGATATCGGTGTTCTCGCACAGCAAGTTGAAAAGGTAGTGCCCGAGGTGGTCTGTATTCGCGAAGATGGTTACAAGGCGGTAAGATATGAAAAGCTCATAGCTTTACTAATTCAAGCTATTAAAGAATTAGCCCAGAAAAAGTAATCGATGAAATTTTTCACATATTGCTTAACCAGCTCCCAACTGGCGCCACAGCTTCCGGCGTTGATGGATCACTATTATTTTACTGACCCAGTACATCAATTAACCTTTACTTATGACAATACTGCTGCTGGCTGTGAGTGGCCGCCCGTCACATGCACATATACTGCAACCGCCGATGGTGGTATGTTTTTCCCTTGGGGTTATCAAGTATTCACTGAAACCCGTAAAGTTACATTAAAGGACTTTAAAGGTGACACATCTATTACATTTCAGCCATCTTGTTTAGATGTGACATACCACGACGTATTTAAAATTGTATACGACTTCGGCGATGGTGAAACTCGAAACGTGGAGCGCCAGATAGTATCTCAAATTGCTCTAAGTTCGTTGAATCTATTTATAAATAACGATGAGCCTGATTCACCAACTAACATACCGGTAACCCACGTATTTAGAGCATCATCCGAGATGTTGACGTATACACCTCATATCACCGTATTCTATGGTGATATGACTTTAGTTTATTTCGATTTTAACTTCGACGTTTATCCTAACTCAGTGTATGAAATAGATAACGTTCACTTAATAAATTCTATTCAGTTGCCTAAAATTTCTGGTGCAGATTTGAATATAGTTGAAGTTGCTAGTCAAAGTGTAATCACAAATGTAATCCTAAATCCAAATGGCAATTCTTAATTACAACGATTTAGAACGCCGTCGGCGTTTGGCTTTTCATCAGATGTATTCAGGTGATGGTTCCCGTCGACGTATATTTTTGCCATCGCAGATGTTGCCAACACCCACGCCAACAGAGACACCTACACCTACACCTACACCTACACCTACACCTACACCTACAGTAACGCCTACTCTAACGCCGAGCGCGACACCTGCTCCAACAGTATTCACTGTTACGAATAGTGGGGGTAGTGCATATGTAATTAATGGTACTAGTAACCCAACACTAAATCTTACAAGAGGCTTAGCCTATACGTTTAATATTAGCTCCGCTGGGCATCCTTTCTGGATTAAAACAACTCAAACCACAGGACAATCAAACGCTTACAGTACAGGGATCACGAATAATGGAACCGCCAATGGTACACTAACATTTACTGTTGATGCTGGCGCGCCAGACACTCTATTCTATAACTGCGAATTTCATAGTAGCATGTCTGGAATAATTAATATTACTGGATGAAACACTCAGAGTTTGATGTCGTTACTGAACTATCGACGTCTTCAAAATAATCTCACTACTAAATATTAATAGATGGACATAAAGGTTTACAATACCGAGACTTTCAAAGGTACTGAATTGAAGTATCCTTTAGATTCTAATATAAATCTAAAGGATACTAAATTTTTTAATGAGCAAAATCTGAATTTGAATTTCAGCGACGCGTTAATTAACGCCAATGACATCAAGGTAAACAACTTCTCTGCATTGTTTCTCAGTAATAGGAAAAAGCTTGGCGATGTCTTAGAGGTTGAACCTTTAACTAAGATACTGCGGACGTTTTCAACCCCTCTCGCATTTGATGCAGTCCAGGGCTCTACAACGAGTTCCAAGTACTGGTCGTTTAACGAAGATGCGTTGATTAGTGATTTTGGTGTTAATCTAGCCATTGAAACTATAACCGAGACACCTGCAAATAGAAATTTCTTTGAGATAACTTTCTTAAACGATTTGTTATGCACTATAACCCACAATGACAAAGGCGTAGAACGATTTGTAACGCTCGATTATACGTTCAATTTAAACTTTGCGCCGAAATATGAGCTTTACTTTGGCACCGCCGATAGCCCTCAATCATTTTATTATTTCTACGATGAAGATGATGATCTGCTGGTTTTGTATAAGAAAATATTAGATTTTCCTTACTACATTACATTCACGACTATCGTTAACAAATTAAAATTGAAACAGCCACCCCTAGGGCCGGGGTTTCCGTTTCCAGCTGAATCTATAATTAGTTTACGCCCGCATTCATCTCCTAGTAATAGCCACACTTTGGATGAGTTTGAGGCTAAGTGCTCACCTGGTGGAGATTTAAATTCATTAAACACCGAAGATGCGTTATCTAGAACGGGAATTAAGAATAACTACTTACTGCACACCGAATACTCTAATATCACCTCGGCAGATGTAAATGTTAATTTAATTACATTAAAAAACGAGCTTGCTCCGGGTAATAATAATGCACGAAATGATCAGTATATAAATGATGATACTTTCACGTATAGAGATTATAAAAAGATATTTTCAGGTACGTATCAGACTAAGGGTAATGATAATATACAAATTGCATATGACGGGTTTACCTCTAAGATAACATTTAAACCGGATAAGCTAACTTATTTCCACACTCCTTACGATATGTTCCCGTTCACGAAAGTGAATGTGAATGATACCAATTTGGTTGACAGTGGTGCGATAGCAGGTGATCACCCGGTTAAGGCTGATAAGATTTTCAAGATGCGCGGTAACTATAAAGATTACACGCCATTTGGAACAGCAACCGATGAAAACAACGGCGTGTTTCTATGTGCGTGGTTGTCGGGTGTGGGTCTACCCGATCAACGACCCATGTGGGTGGATAGGTATTACAACCCATCCAAAATATCCTTTATCAGTGCGCTGACGTCGATACCAAGTAGTTCTGCCTACAAAACGAATTTTGAAACTGTAATTAATGTTACCTCGGCGGTGACATTATTCTTTGATAAGCCGAGTGATCTGTATTTAGAGCCCGGTGTATATTACGCATATCAGCACATCGGACCAGGAGATATCCAAACATACAATAGTATTTTAGATAATAATGCAATCCAGAAAGGGTTGGTTAATTATTATGTCGACGATACACAACTCATCGGTGCAGTTGAAGAGGTTACTGATTTTGTTTTTAATGGCCAACAATACTCTACATCCGTCAACCTAGCAGATATAGGTGCAAAGAATGTATTTACTATAAGCTTTGATATCAATTCAAATTTCAAATCTGACTTTGGTAATTTAATAGTCGGCAATTTCGTTAATAATGGTTTCGGATTATTCAATCAAAACTACATTACCCCTTTCCTAACTTATTTCGGTCACAACACACTGTATATCCTTAATACTCAAGGTAATCTCCTCAATCAGGTTGAATTTGACGCAGACATAAAAGGCCTTATACGCAAGGAAAACCTAAAAGATTATTACGTCATTCTAGCTGATTCTAGAATTGTAAGATTAGCTATAGATGATAAGATAAACTTTATTTCAGATACTGAAATACCGTTCAGTCAAGTTAACAGTGTTTTTTATAATACAGCTTCTGCTGTCCTTGTTGTGGATTCTATTTCTAGTAAAGAAATTGTTAATTATAGTTTTTCCACTAATGAGTTTGCCGTTGTATCTTCCGCTGATATATCTTATCACCTCAACATACCAGCTAGCGCTGCCAATGCCGTGGTCTTCCGAGATAATCTCTTTTATGCCACTAGTGCCAACAATGTTAAGTTAAGAGATCAGTATTTATATTATCAAGCCAGTGAAACGGAAATACGAAAATGGTCTTTAACTGCTAGCCCTACTACAGACACGCCTTTCTTTAGCGCGGCAATTCCGTTTAGAGATTTCAATATTGATAAGGCAGGAAATTTCTGGTTGTTGTTTGATAGCAAAGTAATGAAATACGACGAACAACGTCAGTATATACTATCTGCTGCTATAGATGATACTAGTTATGATCCATTTAACATTGACTTTGTTAATGAGCTAAGACCTGATGGATTTAAATATTATGCCAATATAACTTCTCGGGCGGTAGCAGCGTCTGCAACAGGTTTGAGAGTGAATCAGATTGGTGAGGATGGGGTTAGTTTGTCTGAGTTTGATTTTACTAAAATTATATCAGAGCAGTTCAATATGAATGTCGCAAACGGTGATTTTAACCGCCGTGAGATAATCGAAGGGCTGCAGCCGAATACGTTGAATGTCAAAGCCGGGTTAACTAACATAATAACAAAGGCCGCCACCGAGTTTAATCTATACTTTTCATTGTCTGCTACTGACAACGTATACCAGAGCATAGCTATAAGATACGATGGTAATCAGGGTCAATTGGCGTTATTCGTAAACGGCAAAAAAGAAAACCATGTAAATTTTGATCCGGCGGTATTTTCGTTCGGCGAGTCATTCATGAATCCGTTTGTCATTGGAACTTCACCGTTTGTTCACAACGTTCCGCTGCCTGTATACCTCAAGAATCGCAACTTCTATGTAGTTGATTCATCTATCAAAAATTTTAGAATATTCGATACCGCTGTAAATGATTCAGATATACTGATGCTTGCTAATGGTGACGATAAGCGAATTGATGATATAATTTTTAATATACCAGCAGGCAAGCGAAGCTTTATAGATGAATTAGAGAGAGTGTTCAAATTAGATGTCCCTAGAAGTAAGTCCAACGCATTGAAGATTAAATTAAAGAACACCGGTATAATTAACGAAGATTTGCAAAATCTCCTGAAGACTAGGCTCTTAAATAGAATTAACCAATTACTACCTTACAGCAGTGAGATAGTAGACATAGAGTGGATCAACTAATATGGATTTAATCGAGACAATATTTCAATCGACCGAATTCAAGCATGATCGTTTTTTTGCCGAATCATTTGAATTACCTTATGATTTTGATAGTGTAAAAATCCAACCTAATGATCTCGCTACTCTCCATTCATTCAATCTAGCCGTAGATAAATTGTATGACAATTTCATGTATATCTATGGAGTGACGAAAATGGGATCTAACGTGATACCTGAAGCTTTGAGCGGTTTTGCCGGTGTGTCAGCTGCCGGTGCTGATATTAAGTGGTATTCATCCGACGCCACTTTTGTAAATTTTTCGGCTTCAAATATATCATACTTCGATGATGCTATTATTAATAATGTAGTATATAGCGATATCTTGGGTGAGAATATATTAATTACCTGCTCAACTAGCGCAGTAGTGGTATCGAAAACCCTCAGTGACAATTCATCATTTACTGTTATCCTGAGCTCAAATAAAGCAGAGGCTAATTCGGATCTGTTTTACAAAAACATTACATCTGCAACTGTTAACGGTGATTATCTGTATGTAGTCGACAATTACTATAATAATCTGTACCGATATAATATCGCCGGATTTATATCAGATGTATCTATACCGCAGACTCTTACAATTGAACGCCAGGTAGGTGGTAAAGGTAACTTCACAAAGAATTATAAGTTTAACGATATTAGGGGTATAGCGGTTTTGGGTGATAAGATATACGTTAATGATGCTGGTAATTATGCAATCAAGATTTACGATTTGAATTTAAATTTCGTGAAAATGGTTCACAAGAAAGACATTTTCTACGGTGATAAGTGTAAGATCATAAGCGCAGATGAAAATTCAAATAGTATCCTCTGCATTACGGAAAATAAAAACTTTTATATTTTCAATTCTGACATTGAAGTGATTAATTCCGTGTCACTAGCATCTGTATTTCCGGCTAATGAAGTTATAAAGAATCTTTTTATAGGTAAATCGTACGACAATGCATATTATATTGTAACCGATAAAACCATATACAAATTCTATATATCTAAACCTAAGAATTTGATTGGCAAATTTACGTTATATCGGTTGGGTGCTAATGCGGACACTCAATTCGTATATGCCGATAGTGTGGTTAGCGATAATAACGTCGGCGACTGGATCTATATATTAGCAACTTTGAATGGAATTAAGCGAATTATTAAAGTTAAAGACAGTGAAAATTTTGCGGATGTATTATCTCTAAACAATTTTGAAATATACACGAATGACGAAGTAAGGGTTAATGCCGACGAATACTCCCAAACTTGGGTGTACTCTAAATCCATATCTAAACTCATATTGAATCACGCCCGACTCAAAGATAAAATGATAGGTAGGTTTTATGCGACTCACGACGAACAGGAAAATCTGCTCCTAACCGGGTTCTACTACTATAAATTAGATGACTTGGACTTAACGTCGTATAGAATAACACTAGATCACTTTCCTGGTAATAATGAAATATTTTTAAATACAGTATTGAACCGGGGATTGCGGAAGGTGTTTGATTTGCAACAAATCATGATAAATAAAAGTAATACTATTATTGCAGATTCGTCAAATTTCGACAATTCATCGATAGTAGTACCGTAACATAAATAACTATAATGGCAACTAGTATTGTAAAATTTCTTACAAGGCGCGGCTTTAATAACCAGAGGGCACGCAGTGTATTCGACCAAGGCGAACTCGCGCTGATTCTGGATGAATCATATCAACGTCTTTATGTTGGTGTTGGTGGAGCAGCTGGTGCCACTGTGCCAGTTGGATCTAAATTTTTCTACATTAAAAATTGGGTGGCTGGTGCTGCTATATCGAATAATGCCCCCGTTACTTTAAGTTTTGTAGAACAAAACGATATAGTGTTCGTGACCGACACTAGTAAATTGTATGCATTAACTGGCAATGATAGTACATTGTCTGGTAGTTACATGCAAATAGCATCTGTATAATATGGCAATCTCAATTACAAATAATACCATCGTGAGAGTTATGGTCCGCCGTGGAGCTGACTCTGATAGAGTCTTAACTACGTTGGCGCAGGGAGAGTTGGGGTATACGGTAGATACAAAGCGCCTCTTTATTGGTAATGGCTTGAGCGGTACTGAAACGGTTGCAGGTAATAAGTTTCTGGGGTTTACTAATAGTAAACTAGCCATAGTCGGTCCACAAGACGGTGATACCTGTTACGATGAAATTGCACAGGCGATGTTTGTGTACCAGACTGGTGTTTGGGAAGTTGTATCCCCTGGTACATCTGTGAATTTGGAAAACTCGGTGTCGGGATTACGCATTCGTGAGGATTTTGCTGGTCTCGGTCTTACTCTAGGATACCTAGCTTCTACCACCGATAGTGCGCAGGATGAGCTGGGCAAGATTGCACTCGATAGTTCTTACTGGTCAATGTGCGCCAGTAATTATGGGGGGGCTGGTAGTTTATTTGTTGGTGCCGTATCTTCAAATACCCTTGATGTAACTACCGCGCGAGCTGCAGTTCAAGGCCCTCTAATTGTAACAGATCAAAATAACTCTACCTACATCAGACTATCTGCTGGTAGTAATGTGGGCACATTGCACTTGGGTACATCCGGTACTATTACGTCTACCAGTTCTGCTATAAAGGTGTTAGGCAATTTAACAGTGACCGGCGATTTGTGTGCCAATAATGTAT